AAGAGGGAAAAAGTTACAAAATCCGCGGCCGAAAATAAGGACATATAAATAGCGGAACCATTGAAACACAATGGGTTTATGGTGGCCGAAAAAATATTAGAATTGGCTTAAAAAGTTATATGCCGAGTGCTGTAGCAGAAGGCCGGACCGCAGCCATGGGAACGGCGGCGAGGTCGTGGCGGCTCATTACCGCCTCTCGGCTCCAGAGAAGTCCGGTGTATGCCGGACAAAGCATCATCCATGTGGTGGTGCTTTATACGCCGCTCCTCGCCGCATGAGGCGGGCGGTGGCACCAGGACGCAAGTCCTTACAGAGCAGGCCCCCGGAAAGCCTGACCAAACCCGGAGCATACCCCGGAAGGGGTATATATGCCGTGCCTCGTTGCGGGAGACGGGGGCGGAAAGCTTAAATTGAGGGGTAACGCATGGCGGGATATGCCCCCGCCACCTCTCCTAACATATACGAAAGGAGACCTCTCACATGAACAAAATGAAGCTCTTTGAAAGCCCAGAGTTTGGAGTCATCCGCACTGTTGAAGTAAAGGGCGAACCGTGGCTGGTAGGCAAGGATGTTGCCCAGGCCCTGGGGTACAGCAACCCACGTGATGCGCTCGATCGGCACGTGGATGACGAGGATAAAGCTAACGTCGGGATTCACGACGGCAGCCAGTCCAGAAACATGACCATCATCAACGAGAGTGGCCTGTATTCTCTGGTGCTCTCCAGCAAACTTCCCACAGCAAAAAAATTCAAGCGGTGGGTAACAAGCGAAGTGATTCCATCTGTCCGTAAGCATGGAGCTTACATGACCCCAGAAACTCTTGAGGCGGCAATCTTGAATCCAGATGTGATGATCCAGTTGTGTACAGCCTTAAAAGGAGAGCAGGACAAAAGAAAAGCGCTGGAGGCAGAACTGGACAGAAGCAGGGAATGGTATTCCATCAAGAGAGTCGCACACATGAACGGACGATCTCATAAAGACTTTGACTGGAGAAAACTGAAAAATGTCAGTGAGCGGATGGGCTATGGAGTTAGAAAGATCTTCGACGCTAACTATGGCGAGGTAAATATTTACCACATGAAAGTGTGGGAAAATGTTTACCCCAATATGGAGCTTTGATACAAGGGCGTGCCCGTCTCGCTGAAATGATGGGAGGGGGGAGGGTACGGGAAATTTTGATTGAGGTGGTGAGCCCATTGTGGCGAAAGGCAAATATCAACGGTGGCTGGAGCCGGATGGGCTTCTGCTGCTTGAAGGATGGGCACGAGAAGAGGGAAAAAGTTACAAAATCCGCGGCCGAAAATAAGGACATATAAATAGCGGAACCATTGAAACACAATGGGTTTATGGTGGCCGAAAAAATATTAGAATTGGCTTAAAAAGTTATATGCCGAGTGCTGTAGCAGAAGGCCGGACCGCAGCCATGGGAACGGCGGCGAGGTCGTGGCGGCTCATTACCGCCTCTCGGCTCCAGAGAAGTCCGGTGTATGCCGGACAAAGCATCATCCATGTGGTGGTGCTTTATACGCCGCTCCTCGCCGCATGAGGCGGGCGGTGGCACCAGGACGCAAGTCCTTACAGAGCAGGCCCCCGGAAAGCCTGACCAAACCCGGAGCATACCCCGGAAGGGGTATATATGCCGCGCCTCGTTGCGAGAGACGGGGGCGGATTTGTATGACAGGAAGGTGGTGTTATGGCTGCACGGCTGACGGATAAGCAGAAAAAGAAAATTATTGCTGACTATGTACAGTTGGGCAGTTATAACGCAACAGCAAAAGTAAATGGCGTTTCTCTTAACACGGTGAAGAAAATTGTGCAAGGAAATGCAGATATTGCAGAAATGTGCAATCAGAAAAAAGACGAGAACACCGCCGATATTCTGGCGTATATGGACAGTCAAAAGGGAGTTGTCTGCGAGATTATCGGAAAAGGGCTGGCCGCCCTGAACGACCCGGAGAAGCTGGCGGAGGCCAGTCCAGCGCAGATTACCACTGCACTGGGAACGCTGATTGACAAATTTACAGCGAATACGGAGCACAGGCAAGAGATTCACCCGTTACTGCGTGATATGTACGAATCGAGGAAATAATGAGCCTTTCCGCAAAGCAAATAGATTTTCTGAATCGCCCATTTGACCGGACGTTGGATGTGGCGGAGGGAACGCCCAGAAGCGGCAAGACCACGGCCTGCATCCTGCGGTTCTATGACTTCTTGAACACCTCCAAGGACAGCAATTTCCTGGTGGTCGGCGCATCACAGCAGCAGGCGTTTCGGTTGGCCATGGATGGTGATGGAAATGGCCTGATCCACTTGTTTGGAAGGCAAGCGAACTTGAAGCATGATGACCATGGGGACCACCTGGAGGCTCTAACCTGTTCCGGCGTAAAGAAGATCTATTACAAGGGCGGAGCCAAGGCGGACAGCGACAAGACCATCCGTGGCCTATCCTTGGGCGGGGTGTACTTCTGCGAGATTGACATCCTGCACATGAACATGATTCAGGAGTGCTTCCGCCGGACGTATGCCGCCCATATCCGTTGGCATTTGGCCGACCTGAACCCGCCAGCACCCATGCACCCGGTCATCACAGATGTGTTCAATGTGCAGGACACCCGCTGGACACATTGGACGGTGGATGACAACCCGATTATCACACCGGAGCGAAAGGAAGAGTTACGCCGGACGCTGGAGAGAAATCCATATCTCTATCAGCGGGACTGGCTGGGAGAACGGTGTATCCCCCAGGGTGTGATTTACTCCATGTTTGATCCGACTAAGCACATCCTGACCCGGCTGCCGAACGATGCCCGCCCTATTGAGATGTACTTTGCCGGAGACGGCGGCCTGACGGATGCCACAAGCGTGTCCTGCAACCTGGTCTGCCGCACAAAGAAGGGGATGGCGCTATACCGTGTGGCAAACTGGTACTACGACGGCGGGAACAAGGCTATGAGCGTACAGGCCCGTGAATTGGCCGGGAAATTTGCCCCATATTGCCGCAACCGCTGGAATATGCGGGAAGACGCATGGTATATTGACCCGGCCTGTAAGGCGTTACGAAAGGAACTGGAACTTTATGGAATCGACGCACTAAACGCGGACAATAATGCACACGATATCCGCGGGAGTACCAAGGGAATCAAGGTCGGGATAGAGTACACACAAAATATGATTCAGGACGGATGTTTCTTTCTAGTGGAAGATGAAACATATGGACACATAGATTTTTTGAAAGAGATCGGTATGTACTGCGTGGACGAGCACGGGAATCCAGTAGACGCATACAATCACGCTATGGACGAGCTACGGTACTCCATAAATCACTTTGTCAAGCAGTATATGTATTGAGGGGGTGTACCCTACGGGATTTGTGAAGAACATTTTGCTTTATCTGGCCCAGAAGGTCGGGCTGGAGTTGCAAGATAAGCCAATATACCGGGATGATTACAGCGATATGTCAAATATCTCCGTAACAGCGGTTGTGGCAAACAAAGTGGCGACCCTGGCCATGCAGGACAGCACTATCACAATTGAGGGGGATAGTGCCAGAGCGAAATTTATTCAGAATTTTTTGGACTACTACCTGGGAGACAGAATGGATGTGGCCGCTGAGGTAGCTCTGGGAACTGGGGATTGCATTGTTAAGCCATATACCGATGGCAAGCGCCTGGGCGTAGATATCGTGAAGAATGGAGACTTCGCTGTATGCGAGTCCATCGGGAATGATATCCTGTCCTGTATTTTGAAGGTCGGAGAAATCAAAAATGAGTCCGGGTTATATCAGCGATATGAGATTCAGATGGTTAAGGAGGCACAGACTGAGAGTGGGCAGGAAACCAGCGCGCTTATCATCCGTAACGTAGCCTTTAAGGGAGCGAACGAGATTCGGTTGGACCAAGTGCCAGCCTGGAAGGACATCCCAGAGGAACAGATCATCCCAAATGTGGACCGCCCGCTGTTTGGCCGCTATAAGTCGCCTGCGGTCAACCGGGCGGACGTGAACGGCGTAAACGGCGTGAAGATTACAGCCGGTGTGGACGGCCCTATGGCAAAGGCGGTGGAGGCGTATGAGCGTTTCAATCGGGAGTACAGTGCCAAGGAGACTATGATCTTTGCCGACAAGACTCTTTTGGTGAAGGATGAAAACGGAAATGTAGTGCTACCACAGGAAAAACGGCGTTTCTTTCAGATGATGAGAGGTGCCGGAGATAATGCCAACCCCGGCAAACTGATCCAAGAGTTTTCTCCAGAGATACGGGGTTCAGACCTGGAGGTCGGAATTACAGTCAACAACAAGATGGTGGAGCTCCTATGTGGCCTGTCTCCCGGAATACTGACGCCGCCGACTACCTCCTACGCCACCGCCACTGAAATGCGGGCGGCGCTTAACTCGACATTTGCGGTTATCACCAAGTTCCGCCGGGCACTGGAACGAGGGACAGACGATCTGCTCCACGCTGTGGACGTGATTGCCAATTATAATAATCTGGCCCCGATTGGACTATGGGAGACGCATTATGATTGGTCCGCTTCTTATATCGAACAACTGAATGAGCACTTCAATCAGCTTACGGTTGCGGAGGGAATCGGCGCTGTAGATAAGGCGGAGGTTCGTGCCTGGATGATGGATGAGGATTATGAGACGGCCAAGGCCCGCGTGGAGGAGATTGCCGAAGAAGGCGGAAGCCAGTACATACAGGAGGCGGCAATTCAGCCGATCATAAATGAGCCGACTGATGAATGAGTCCTGGCTGGAGGGCTTGCCGGACAACATCGTGGAAAACCTGGAGAGCCTGAACAACTATGTTGTTCAACGTATCTGTGAGCGAATCCGTAAAATTGGAGATATCGGCGCGGCGGACGCTCACCGCCTGAAAACAGCCATCGAATATGCTGGGGCGGACCTCAAGGCTATTCAGAAAGAAGTTGCCCGTATTATGGGTGTGAACCAGCAGGAAGTGGAAAGGCTGTTCGAGGAGGTGGCGGAGGAGAATGTGGAGTTTGCCAACACCTATTACAGAGCAAGGAAAATGGATGCGCTCCAGAGCTACGCCGCCAGGTCGGTACTGTCCTCCTTTGTGGACGCCGCAAAGCGTCAGGCTATGGACGGTACATCCAATATCTCCAACACCTACATGATTGGATTCAAGCGTGGAAAGCAGACCATCCCATTGAGGGAATACTACATCTCCGCTATTGACCGGGCGATTACCTATGTGCAGACCGGCGTTGTGGATTATCAGAGCGCAATGCGCTCAACAGTCAAGGAGATGGCCCGAAGCGGCCTGCGCCGGGTGACTTGGGAAAGCGGATACTCCCGCCGCCTGGATTCCTCCGCCCGCATGAATATCCTGGAGGGTGTTCGGCGGCTCAACAGTCAAATGATGGAGGAGACCGGACGAGAGTTTGGAGCCGATGGTGTGGAGATCTCCGCCCACGGCCTCTGCGCCCCCGACCACCGCCACATCCAGGGACGGCAGTTCTCCAATGAGGAGTGGGAGCGCATCAATCGCAGTCTTGACCGCCCTTTGGGGACGCTGAATTGCCAGCACTTTGCCACGCCCATCGTACTGGGGGTTTCTAAGTCAGTCTACAGCCGGAAGGAGCTGGCGGACATCAACCGACGATCCTCAGAAAAGATCGAGTACAAGGGGCAGAAGATGAGCCGCTACGAGGCAAGCCAGAGACAAAGGCAGATGGAGACTGCGATCCGCTATGCAAAGGACGAGAGGGATGCCATGATAGCCGCAGGTGACAAGCTGGGGGCTACACAGGCCCGTAAGAAGTCAGCGGCGCTGAGTGCGGAGTACAAGCGGTTTTGCGAACAGGCGGGGTTGACGCCCAGACCGGAAAGGACGAGGTCTATGACAGGACCGACGGTTGAGAGAGTATGACAGACACAGAACTGCTGGAGGCCATCAAGGCTATCATCAAGCGTGGGAATGATGCGGAAGTCAGGCGAAAAGGAGATGGCTGCATCGTCCTGGAGGTAAAAAAGACAATCAAATACAGCTCCTCCGGCTGATTGGAGCCGGGGAAGGACCGTTGGGGTCAACTGCTTACAAATAGGAGGCGGTTGGCCCCTTTTTCTTCTGGTAAAACCCGCACCTGCGGATTTTATACAACATTTGACCGACCCGAAGTCGAGAAACTACGGGGCCACAGTGGATGCGACCCACGAGAAAAAAGCGAAGTGGTAGAGGAGAAGATTATGACCAGAGAAGAGATCAAAGCAATTTTGAAGGACATTTCGGACGAACAGGTAAACAGCATTTTGGACTTAAACAGCCGTGACATTGGAAAAGTGAAGGGAAAGACGGAGGACCAAAAGACCGAATTGGAAAATCTCCGAAGACAACTTGCCGAAAAGGACGAGACCATCGCCAACTTGGAAAAGGCCAAGGGCGACGCCGCCGCTATCCAGGCGGAGCTTGACAAGTACAAGCAGGCCGAAGCGGATCGAGCCAAGGCGGAGAAGGAAGCGCAGGTGGACGCCATCCTCACACAGACCGCAGAGAGCGCCCTCGAGGGTCGGGAGTTTGTCAACGAGTATACACGCACCCATTTTTTGGGGGAGTTGAAAAAGGCCATCCAAGACCCAGCAAACAAAGGCAAAAAGCCCGCTGACCTGTTTTCCGACATGACCAAAGACGTGGACGGCATTTTCAAGAACCCACAGCATGAACCGTTGAAGATCGCCGGAGTTACCAAAACCGACACCAGCGGCAATATGACTAAGGACCAGATCATGAGTATTAAAGATGCCTCAGAGCGTCAGGCCGCTATTGCCGAACATTTAGACCTATTTAGAAAGGATTGATAAAGATTATGGCAGCAAAAGATAATTTGACCAAATCGTCCGACATCCAGTCTACCGCGCGTGTCATTGACTTTGTGACCCGCTTTGCCCGCAACTGGGAGCACCTGCGGGAGATCCTGGGCATCATGCGCCCTATCCGCAAAGAGCCCGGCGCCATTCTAAAGAGTAAGACTGCTTCTGTTACCCTTCAGGGCGGAACCGTGGGAGAGGGCGAGGAAATTCCTTACTCTAAGGCCACAGTCATTGAGACCCCCTACGAAGAGATGACTGTGGAGAAGTATGCCAAGGCTGTTTCTATCGAGGCCATTAAGACCTATGGCTATGATGTGGCCGTTGGCATGACGGACGACGCATTCCTGTATGAATTGCAGGACAACGTGACCCGCCGCTTCTACGCCTACTTGAACACCGGCAAACTTGCCAGCTCTGAAACCACCTGGCAAAGAGCCCTCGCCATGTCCAAGGGCCTGGTCATCAATAAGTTTAAGCAGATCCACCGGACCGTCACCAATGTAGTGGGATTTGCCAATGTCTTGGACCTCTACGACTATCTGGGCGACGCCAATATCACCGTCCAGACAGCTTTCGGCTTCCAGTATGTGCAGAACTTCATGGGCTTCTCCACTGTGTTCCTGCTGTCTGACGAGGAGATCCCCCGCGGACGAGTGATTGCCACCCCCGTGGAAAATATTGTTCTGTATTATGTGGACCCGTCTACCAGTGATTTTGCAAGGGCTGGTCTGGTCTATACCACGGACGGTGAGACGAATCTAATCGGCTTCCATGTGGAGGGCAACTACCACACTGCCGTGTCCGAGAGCTTTGCCATCATGGGCATGACCCTGTTTGCGGAGTATTTGGATGGTATTGCGGTTATTGATGTGGACAGCACTCCCACCCTGGGGACGCTGACGGTGCAGAGTGCGGCGGGAACCGCATCCGGCGATACCAAGCTGACAGTTACTCCCATAAAGGAGTCCCCTACCAACGTGTATAAGTACAAAACTGATCCCTCTACGGCTCCGGTAGTTACTTACGGTCAGAGTGTGCGGAACTGGACTACTTGGGACGGCGTGTCTGACATTACCGCCACCACCGGCCATAAGATCACCGTTGTGGAAGCTGACAGCACCTATAAGGCCCAGAATGCCGGTAACGCTACTGTGACGGCCAAGACCTAAAAGAAGGAGGGGGAAGGCTTGATGTGTGGCTATATCACATACGAACAGTATAAAGCCCTTGGCGGGACGGCCAGCTCGTCGGCCTTCCCCCGCTTGGAGCAACTGGCGAGAAAAAAGCTGGATTACTGGACGCGGGGACGGATCACAGGGCCAGACGATGATATCCGCCTGTGTATGGTGCTCATTATCGACGCTATGGAAAGAATCAAGAGCGGCTTTGTTAATGTAGCCAGTACCAGCAACGACGGCCTGACTGTCAACTATGCCTCTGCTAAAACAGAGGAGCAAATGATGGGCTCCGTATATGACCAAATCGTGGAGATACTTCCCGTTGAGCTGGTCAGCCTGGAGGTTGGGATATGACGCCGCTGTTTCGTGAGACGATCACGCTTCTGAACCGGAGAGCAGCAGAGGACAGCCCGGACGGCCTGGACGCATGGAAAAAGACCGTTCTGACCGGTTGCGTGTTTGTCCGAACCACCGTGAGGAGCGTGTCGGGCGCTGATGTGTCGCTGGGGCAGACGGTTACGGTCCGTATCCCGGAATCGCCGGATTACCACCCATACCAGGAGTGGAAAGGCGACATGACCGGCTTTACAGCCTCTGTTGGCGACATCGTGGTACATGGGAAGGTAGCGGAGAATGTGACCCCGGACAATGTGCGGGCGGTGGCGGGACGATACGAGTTCATGACCGTCCGTTCCGTCCGGGACAACACAAGGCTTCCATTGGGACACATCCACCTGGAGGGCGTATGAATATCAGTGTTGAGATTTTCAACCCGAAGAAAACGTTCAAACGGATATTTTCAGATAATGTCAGGAAATATGCCCATACTCGACTGCATGCCTATTGTTCTCCTTATGTCCCTATGGACAGCGGGGCTCTGGACCAAACTGTGGATATCACACCTGACTATGTCCACTACAAATCACCCTATGCACATTTTCAATGGGAGGGCAAGGTGTTTGTGGATGACCGGGGGAGCACATACGCAAAGCGGAATACCAGTAAACACGCTACAGAAAGAAATCTAAAATACTCTATAGACAAGCATCCGCTCGCTAGCTCCCACTGGGAGCGGGCCGCCATGACTGCAAAGGGCGACAGACTAGCGGAGGATATTGAAACCTATATCAAGAGGAAGTGATTTTATGGCGAACAAAAATAAAGAAATTCTCGAATTTCTGGAGAAGTGCCCCGCCGTGAAGTCCTTCCTCTATTTCAACAGCGCCACAGATAAGGCGGGGCGTGTCAGCATTGAAACGGTGTACAGCGACGTGTGGGAGAAGCGGTTCATTCGGGACGTGGGGATCAAGGTCTATGAGTTCGCCGTTGTACAGATGCTGCCCCAGGATCAAGGCACAAGCGATGTCAACGCAGAGCAGGCGCAGAGCGTTCAGGACTTTATGGACTGGATCGATGAGCAGAACAGATCGCGAAACTTCCCTAAATTCCAGGGATGTAAGGTGCTAAGTATTGAAAATCTACAAAATATGCCGAATCTGGCCGGGGTGAATGAGGCGGGCACCGTCGCCCGCTATATGTTCCAGGTCAGGGTTAGGTATTATACAGAAGGAGTGAAAGCATGAAAGTATCTGAATTAATGGCCGGATATACTCCGAATGATGAATTTGCTGGCTTTGCTACCAACGATGATTGGGTGTTGGCAGTCGGGATTGGAGAGGAGGCCACCACGGAGAAGGACTATACCGTTGTGCAGATGGGCATTGCTGGCTTGGACCCACAGATGAACCCCGTTACCCAGGACAAGCAGTATATCCGAACGGGACTGTCCACCTCCAAGACTGGCACACAGCGCACCTTTGCCATCACCGGCGACCGCTACATTGGCGACGCTTTCCAGGACTACTGCTTTGGCCTGGATATCGCTCATGGAGTAGGCCAGAAGGTCGTTGTACCCTATGTTTATTTCTCTCTGCTGACTGGTAAGGGAGAGAAGGGCACCGTTTCCATCATCGTTAATTCCGATGGCGGCGGAAATGCTGGCGAAAACTCCGCTATTTCCGTAGACCTTCGGAGCGTTGGAACTGCCCCCACAGAGTATACATATTCTGCTGTCTAAGGAGAGAACAACATGAATTACAAAGTTACCATCCAAGGAAAGACCTATGAGTTGCCCGCTAGAACATTGTCCGTGGATGATAAGATCGAATCTGTGGCAAAAATCGATCAGGAGTACCGTAGTGGGGATATCACCCGCCGGGAGGCAGTCCAGCGGTTCCATATGTTCGTTGTGGATCTCGCTCCCGGCTCTTTGCCCGGCGTGGAAGAGGTAGATACAAACGAATTGATGAAGGCGTGTGAGGACATCATTGCGGCTTATGACGCACCCGCACGGAAAGCAAGAATGGAAGCGAAGCTGGCGGAAGCAAGGGAAGCGCTGAACCGACCGGAGGTACAGAAGCTGCTCACCCTACAGAATCTGAAAAAATGAGCCTGTACAGGGAACCGCCGGAAACAATCACCATTGACGGAGTCTTATACCCTGTGGATACAGATTTCCGGCGCTGGATCGAATTTCAAGGAATCTTGCTGGCAAAAGAAGAGGACGGAAGGAAAGCAGAACGGCTCTGTGAGTTCATGACTTCTCTGGGCCTTCCGCCCTCCAATGACACACTGGAGTCCATGCTGGAGTTCTATTCTGCAGCCTCGCAAGAGAAATCGGCTCCAGGAAAGAAACATCCACAGGCATTTGACTTTGAGCAGGACAGCGAGTTTATTTTCTCCGCTTTTTGGGAGTGCTATGGGATAGATTTAAGCACAGCAAAATTGCATTGGTGGCGGTTCAAAGCGCTGTTCAAATCCCTTCCCCAAGACTGTGAGATCTGCCGGATCATGACCTACCGGACAGTAGATTTGAAGGATCTCCCAAAGCAGCAAAAACAGTTCTACCGGGAAATGAAATCACGCTACTCTCTTGGGACTGGAAACACAGGCTATAAGACAGAACAGGACATGAAAGATTATGTCAAACGAAGATACGAAGAAGCGCAAGCCAGTTTGTCCGTACTGCGGAGTAGTGGACAGTCGGGTGATGCTGGGTCCGAAAGCACGAGCAAATGACTTATGGTTAAAGTGCAAGATCTGCAAAAAAATATTTGAGCTGAAAGTGCCGTAGTGCCATAGCCACAGGAGGTGGCATGATTGGCGAACGATGGCACTGTAAAAATCGGAACAGATATCGACGAAAGCGGTTTTAAGTCTGGCTTATCCAAGTTGGGTGGCGTTGCCAAGACGGCGCTGAAAGGAACTGTAGCGGCCATTGGAGGAGTAGCTACCGCCGCAACTGGAGCGGTGACCGGACTCCTAGCCCTGGAATCTGCTACCGAAGAATACCGAGTCGCCCAAGGTAAATTGAATACCGCCTTTGAGGCGGCGGGATATGGACCTGAAACAGCCTCCAAAGCTTACAGCGACTTTTACAAAATACTTGGCGACACCGATACGGCCACCGAGGCATCCCAGCTACTGGCACAACTGGCAGAGAATGAAGAGGACGTATCCACATGGACCGATATCGCCGCTGGTGTATTCGGTACTTTTGGCGACTCCCTTCCAATCGAAGGGCTGATTGAAAGCGCAAACGAGACGGCGAAGGTCGGTCAGGTAACCGGCACCTTGGCGGACGCCTTGAACTGGGCCGGTATATCTGAGGACAAGTTCAACGAAAAGCTGGCCAAATGTACCTCTGAGAGTGAGCGCAACCAGCTCATCATGAGTACCCTGTCCAGGACATATGACCAAGCGAGTGCGGCATTTTATCGAAACAACGAAGCACTGATCCAGGCTAGAGAAAATCAGATCCTTCTCGATGATACGTTATCTCAACTGGGGGAAACCGTATCAAAAGTAAAAAATAATCTCCTATCTGAATTTCTCCCTTCAATCGCAAGTGTCGTTACGGCGTTCAATGACCTGGTCAATGGTGTAGATGGAGCGGATGAGGCGCTTTCTACGGCCATCGGCGATATGGTCACGGCGCTGGTGGAGAAGCTCCCGGATTTTCTTTCCTTTGGCGTGGATGTTCTCCAAGCTATTTTGCAGGGGATCATCGATAATCTGCCGACCCTGCTGGACGGACTGGCACAGGTGGTCGAAGAAATATTCGTTGCTCTTGTAGAACTGGCTCCCTCCTTGTTGGATGCCGGGATTGAACTTCTCAAATACATAGCGGATGGAATCAAAAATGGCATTCCGTCCCTTGTAGAGAAGCTGCCAGAAATAATATCGTCAATTTCAGAATATTTTACCGAAAATTTGCCCTCCATTCTGGATACAGGGGCCGACATTCTTATAAGCCTGATAGATGGGATTGTTTCTGCAATTCCAATTTTGATGGAAAATCTCCCGCAGATACTTACATCCATTATTGATTTTATCGTAGAGAATCTTCCTGAAATAATTGGAACCGGCGTCGAAATTCTTACTGCTCTAGTTTACGGCATCATAAGTGCGATTCCAAGCATTGTGCTTGCGCTTCCTGATGTAGTTAAAGCTATTTTGGATGGGTTTGCCCAGTTGCCACAAATGCTGTTTGACATTGGAGCCAATATCATTCAGGGCCTGATAGATGGATTCTTGTCCATGGTCGGGAATGTGGTAGATGCCATAGGTTCTGTCATAGATGCGATTTTTGGAACCGCCGAGAAAGAAGCAGAGGTACATTCTCCGTCTAAGCGAGGGGAGCGCCTGGGCAAGAATATTGACCAAGGGATAGCGAACGGGCTGGAGGGAAACGCAGCCTCTGTCAAATCTGCTGTATCCAGACTAGATGTACTTAGCGAGTTAGAGCGCGCTATGCCTAATATTGAGCGACGTGTTACCTTGGTTAACGACGGAATGGTTCCAGGTTCGGTGGCGGCTACGACCGTCCGAGAAACTGCTGATACAAACAAGAGCGGTGAGGTTTATGGGAACAGTTCACAACGAGTCAAACTGGACATTGGCTTCTATCCGAGAGAGGCGTCAATGTTTTTGCGGCCTTATCTAAGGGACGAGGACCGTAGAAGCGGTACAGACTTGGTGGAGTGAGGTGGCTATGGATAATATTTTCACCATAGACGGGGTCGGATACAACGTAGGCGTAGAATCTATTGCCCGTAAAGCCAGACTCTCAGATGGGCCAAACGCAGACAACGCTCTTTCTGGTTATCACTGGAGAGACCTCCAGGGAACTTTTTTTGACTACACATTCCAACTTTCTGCTGATGGGATGAGCCGTGATGACTATGACTCTCTTTATGAGGTACTGACATCCCCGGTGGATAGTCACACTGTTGTGGCACCCTACGGGCAAACCACACTATCTTATGAGGCCTATATAGAGGTCGTTGAGGATACGGTGGAATATATGGATGATGGGACATGCTGGGGCGGTTTGACCGTCACATTTTACGCCAGGGAGCCAAAGAAGGTGCCGACATGAATCAGCTTGTTTATAACGGAAAGACATTTTACCAAAAGGATATCTTTTCGGGGAATGTGCATATCGCTATGTCTCTTCGCTCATCCTCTCTGGAGGTCAATACACTATCCGCTGAGGCCCGTGACCCGGATGGAGTGTTTATTGGATTCGCTCGAAATACACCCTTAAAATGGATCTACAATGGCGCCCAGCGAGGGATATTTTACCTTCAAGAAGTAGAGCGAGTTGGTCCTAGCAGATATAGTCTTTACGCTACATCCGCCATTGGTATTTTAACTGAGGGACAACATTATGGAGGAATATACACCGGGCAAACAGCGCAGGAAGTTATTGCCAGCATCTGTGGTACAGTCCCTTTTTCAATCCAAAACAAATACGCAGACGTTAAGCTATATGGTTGGTTGCCTGTTGCTACACAGCGGGACAACCTGGTCCAAGTCCTGATAGCGATTGGAGCATGGATCAAAACGGATTTGGATGGCGTTTTACGCATTGAAAGCCTGTGGGATGGCATCTCTGGAAATATCAATGAGGATTATATGCTGGTGGGAGCGAAAGCCCCGGAAACAGCAAAAATAACCCAGGTAGTAGTCACAGAACACCAATATGTGGAGGGCGGAGAGGAAACCAAGCTGTTTGAAGGAACTGCCCAGCAAGGGGATATTATCACATTTAATAGCCCGATGTATGAACTGGTTGCTGATGGCTTCTCTATCTTGGAGAGCGGGGCCAACTACGCAAAGGTTTCTGGCGGCTCTGGCACGCTGAAAGGGAGGGCGTATATCCATAATACCAGAGAGGTGGTAAGGGATGTATCTGAGGCGGCAGAGCCTAACATTAAAACGGTGAAGGACGCAACACTGGTTAGTCTGGTAAATTCAACGGCGGTAGCGGAGCGGCTGGCTAATTATTTCCAATGGACCGAAACAATACAGGCTCCTATTGTATACCAAGGAGAGGTGCCGGGTAACCGTGTTGCGACATGGCATCCTTATGACAAAACGGGAGTCACCGCCTGTCTAGAATCCGCTGACATCAACCTGTCCAACACGTTGAAAGCGGATGAAACGCTGCTGGTTGGATTTGTGCCGCCGAAAGCAAGCGCCGAATACTACGATACAATGGAACTCATAGATGAGGACACTACATGGACCGTTCCTGATGGCGTGACCTCGCTTCGTGTAGTTTTAATTGGCGGCGGAAGCGGCGGCAGTGGAGGAGCGCCAGGAGAAGATGGCGGGCGAGGAATATTTGGAACGAAGGGAAGAGGCAAAGGTGGCTCCGGGGGAGTAAAAGGAGAAGCGGGAGCGGGAGGAAAGATATATCAAAATAATATTACAGTTTCTCCAGGGAATGCATTTCAAGTCCATATAGGGAATGGAGGAACTGGCGGGAACGGGGGAGAAGCACCGACGAATGGCTCGGATGGTGGCGATACAACATTTGGCGAGTTGTCGTCACTAAATGGAAGCCGTAGCGAAAATGGATTTTACGAACAGACCAGCGGCATTACATACGCAAAGCCAGGAGAGGCGGGTATCCCCGGAGGAAATGGAGACGGAGCCAATTCCACAGCAGAGAATGTAATATATAAGGGAGTAACCTATACACCTGGCGATACGGTAAGAGGAGAAACCTATGAGGGATATGTTGCATCTGGTGGCGGCGGTGGCGGTGCCTCTGCTGGAGAAAACGGAAAAGATGGAACGATAGGAAGAGTTAGCACACAACCATACGCAACTGGTGGTGATGGCGGAGATGGTGGAACACCTGTAAACGGGGAAAATGCAACCATCTATGGCTTCGGAGGTTCTGGAGGCCATGGTGGTGGCGGCGGTGGCGGTGGTGGCAACTGTACCGGCGCAGAAGATAGATATACTTGGGAAGGTGCTGGAGGCTCTGGAGGTATGGGCTCAAATGGCGGAAACGGATATAAAGGCTGTGTAATTCTTTATTATTCCGCCCCTAAATTAACCGCATCTGGCCCCGTAATGGACCGCACTGGCCGCTTTATTCTGGACAAGTTGGACCGAAGATTCGTCGTGTGAGGTGAGATACCATGACAATAGAAGAGAGGCTATCCGCCCTGGAACAGAGGATTTCTACCATGGAGTTACAGGCGCTTGCGGAGGAAACACCCACAAGCTACTACACCAGCAAATACAGTGGGGAAGAGATAGACGCACTTCTGGATAAGGTGGCCGCTATGACACAGGAGGTGGGCGTATGATTTACATGACCGATTGGAATATCTGTACGCCACCCGGTTTTTCCCTTGGATTTGAGGGTGATAATGAGGTCACGTCTCTGGAAATATCCACTGACCTGCCGGAAGGGTGGGACCTGAAGGTGGACGTGGAGAAGGATGGGCAGAAGAACATCATCCAGCTTTCCCGAGATGGGGAAGTGTACAGCGCTCTGCTTACCGCCTCCATGCTGGCGGATGACGGTACATACGCCATGCAGGTTCGGGGCACTCTGGGTGACCAGGTGCGGCACAGCAACCTGTTTTATGCCACGGTGTTCAATAGCATCAATGCGGTAGACGCATTCCCACCGCCCCTGCCCTCCGAGTTTGAGCAGATGGAGGACCGTCTGACAGACATTAACAATAATCCGCCAAAACCCGGCACAAACGGGACATGGCTCATTTTTAACCCGGATTCCGGGGAATATGAGGAATCAGATATACCATTACCAGAGGGCGGCGGTGGTGGCTATAGGATCGGCCACGGCCTACTGCTGGACAGGGAAACGAATACACTCTCTGTAAATGCGGTGAGCGACTTCGAGGGGGACAACACCCTTCCCATTACTGCGGCGGCGGTGCAGGATACTGTTGGAAATATCGAGATCCTTTTAGGGACGATTTGAAAGGTGGTAAAAAATGAGCGTAGCAACTGAAATCAGCCGCATCCAAACCGCACGAAATACGATCCGTGCGAAAGCGGTAGAGCTTGGTATTGGCACGAGCGTTGACACATTGGACAAGCTGGCGACAGAGATCGAGGGTATTGAAAACCGGGGCGCTGTATCGGCGCAAGTCCAGGAGGGCGATACATACACCATCCCGAAGGGCTACCATAACGGCAGTGGCACGGTGTCCGGTGTGGCTGGCGGTGGAAACTATAACCTCCAGAGCAAGAGTGTTACGCCTACCAAGGTTCAGCAGAACGTGACTCCAGACCCCGGTTATTACGGACTGTCTGATGTGACGGTAGCTCCGATTCCCGATAGTTACCAGGATGTGTCTGCTGTGACCACCACTGTGGCTGACGTGCTGACTGGAAAGGTATTTGTAGATAAGACGGGTAAGGTTTCTACCGGCACCATGCCAAACAATGGGGCCGCAAATAAAACCCTTACAGCGGAGGAACCATCATACACCATCCCAAAGGGGTACCATGCTGGTACTGGTAAGGTGCAGATTGTCCCAGAGACGAAAACCGTCACGCCTACAAAGTCCGAGCAGACTGTGGAGGCAACAGAGGGCAAGGTGCTTTCCTCTGTCACCGTAGGGGCTATCCCAGAGGAGTTTGTAGACACAACAGACGCCACCGCAGAGGCTGGACAAATCCTCGATGGGGAAACTGCCTATGTTGGCGGCAGCAAGGTCACAGGTACGATGCCAGATAATGGGGCAGTTACCCAAACGCTGACCGTTGCGGCTCCATCCTATACGATTCCGTCCGGACACCATGACGGAGCTGGAACAGTATCTATCACGCTGGAGGAAAAGACCGCAACCCCCAGCGAGTCCGCCCAGACGATTGCGCCAACTACTGGAAAGGTGCTGTCTAAGGTCACCGTTGGAGCCATTCCAGCCGCATATCAGGACGTAAGCGGAGTAACGGCTGCTGCGGCTGATGTGCTGACTGGTAAGAAGATCGTAGATGCGGAAGGCACATTGGTATCCGGCTCCATGGCGAATAACGGCGCTGTTTCCGGTACCATCGACGGCCTGACCACGACCTCCTATTCTGTGCCTGCCGGGTACACCTCCGGGGGTAGCGTGAGCTTGACCAGTGACATTGAGGAAGCCCTTGCGGCCATCTGAGGAGGTGCGGCATGAGCGTACAGAGCGAGATTGACCGCATCAAGAAGAATGTGAATGACACACTGAAAACTATTAGTGATACCGGCGTGACGGTTGGGGCCGGTAGTGATTCCCTCCCCACTGCGGCCGCTGCCCTGGCGAATGAGAAGCAGGATAAACTCACCGGCACCCAGGGTCAGGTGGTTGGCTTTGACAGCGGGGGTAACGCCGTGCCACAGGATGCACCACAATCTGGCATGACCCAGGAACAGGCCGACCAGAGGTATCTCCAGTTGAGCGGGGGGACTATGACTGGGGAGTTGGTGCTGGAGGTAGTTGAGTCCCCTGATCCGGTAGACGGAGGCACAGATCCCAGAGTGCAGTTAGCTGTGAATGGAGATTTTGTGGGCCTTGAGAAGTTACCGCTGATCGGGATTTCTAGTAATCATGATACGGCATATATGTTTGCCAATCCAGGAGAGATTGATGCTTTCACAAGTCCGGGCTCTGGCATTGTTCAAAAAGTAGACTGTGGGGGCGTGTTTTTCTATAACGTAGGGGGCGCAAAAAAAACCGGCTTTGCGGAAAATGATGCTTATCTGCCTACGATGGACGATGTAAAGGAGGAACTCCGCAATTCTAGACCAAAATCCACCCTGGTTACCCTCCCCCTCTCCGCTTGGTCCAACAACACCCAGACTGTTACAGTTCCGGGCGTGCTTGCGGATGAGAGTAAACAGTTGATTCAGCCAATGCCGACGATTGCGGACCAAGCGGTGTATTCTGCCGCTGGGATATCCTGCACGGGACAGGCGGCCAACAAATTGACATTCAAGGCGCAGACGGTCCCGACAGAAGATGTACAGGTTTATGTGGTAATCCAGGAGGTAGGGACATGATTTTTAGTTGTCCTGCCAAGCCGTTTCCTCCTCCTCCTAAAATCTACGGTGTAGAATGGGACTGGACCAGCAACGGCTCCACCAAGGGCAAACGTACTGATGGTTCCGCACAGTTTGCCGAGCCCTCCCCCGCCGCTAACAACGGCTCCGGCTCTTCCCCATTTGACAACCTGTACCCGTGGAAGGACATGACCAAAACGACCCGGACCGGGGGCGTGATGGTGAAAGAGCCCAAATACTGGTACAAGTGGACCAAGACGGGGAAGAAGCTGAAGCTGCAAATTGCGGACGGCCCGGTGGAGGGGTTCCATGTGGACCCGGTGAACATGGACCGGGGCGACGGCCTTGGCGAACTGGATTACTCCTATATCGGACGTTACCACTGCGCCAGCGGCACCTATAAGTCGGAGACCAATAAGGCGCAGCAGGTGGATATTACCCGGAGCACGGCCCGGACTCGCACCCATAACCTGGGGACGAACATCTGGCAGATGGACTTTGCCCAGATGTGGTATGTGAACATGCTGTTCCTGGTGGAGTTTGCGGACTGGAATGGCGAGCGCATCGGCCGGGGCTGTTCGGCCAGCGGCTCCAAGGAGAACAACGGCAAGACGGACACCATGCAGTACCACACGGGAACCACGGCGGCCAGCCGGGATTCCTACGGATTCTGCCAGTACCGGAACATCGAGGGCTGGTGGGACAACGTGTACGACTGGATGGACGGGTGCTATTACAACAGCAGCGGCCTGAACGTCATCAAGAATCCCAATCAGTTCAGCGACAGCGCCAACGGGGTTCTGGTGGGCAGGCCGACCAGCGGCTACCCCAGCGATTTCGCCATCCCGACTCAAAGCAATCTGGAGTGGGCGCTTTACCCCACCGAATCTTCTGGCAGTACGACTACCTATGTCCCGGATGGCTGGAATTTCAACGGTGGTAGCCCGTGCCTGTACCATGGCAGTGACTATTACCACCACCAGAATTACGGGCCTTTCTATGTGAACGGTTACAGTAGGTCGTACTCTGACTTCACCATCGGCTGTCGCCTCCAGGAGCGCCCGCCGAAAACTTAGAAAATCACCATACTCCAATAATAGAAGGTTTACGCATTATGTATAACTTTATTGCATTAAAGCGTCGGGACAACATATACCCCAAAAATTGTTTGATTTGATGAAAGGCAGTGCGGCATGATACTGAATCCAGTGGTGCAGGGCGGTGGAGAAACTGCTACAGTTACTATAAAAAGCCATGATACAATATCAAGCCCTGATTATGGTCTACATTATATTACTTCGGACGGAACAAAAGGCTATGCCCCACTTAACTCTACAGAATTTACTATATCAGTATCTAAAAACTCTTTTATCCTTCCACTAATGATAGGAGATGTAAGACAAGACGCATTAAGCGGAGCGTTAGAAGTGGTTGCAAATTCGGAGGTATACACTCGGAGTGGCCATACGACCAATTTGGTATATGTATCTGGAGACGGGGTGATTACAGTATGATAATGAATCCGGTGATACAAGGTGGGGGCGGCGGTGCAAATCTCGTGACTGCAACACTGGATTTTGAGCCGAAAAATGGTGTAACATACACGTTTCTGGATGAAAATGGAACGCCTAAGCAAATCGATGGGACGGGAGTCTATTCCATGCAGGCGGGGATTTTGGTTGCCGAATTTGATGTGTCACGCTCTTCGCCCTTTTTCTCTGGTGACATTTCTCAAATTAAAATTATTGGCCAAGTTGGAGCCGCTTATCATGTGACTGGAGATTTCAGGATTTATTAACCAATAGTTTAAGATGGAAAGGCGGTGTGCCATGCCACCGGATTGCAATGATTGTCCCATGGAATCCCGTATCGCTAACCTGGAACGGCGAGTAGAAAAGAACGAACAGAAATCCTCTGAGACGCACAAAGAATTTTATAATCGGGTCCGGGCCTTGGAGATCGCCCGTGCAGAGCAGGGCCAGCAGTACACAACGATACTCGAAAAGCTGGAGGACCTGACGGGTAAAGTGAGCACACTGTCCAAGGGATTGTCAGACATTCAGGCAGAGCCTGGACGAACCTGGAAAGATCTGAAAGGCAAAATAAGTTGGGCCGTAATTGCGGCGGTTATTACAGCGGTTATGGCCTTTCTGTTAGACAAGATAGGTCTTTGAGAGGGGGTGAAAATATGGACTTTGGAATCGCATCCGTGGCGGCCATTACCGTCATCTGTTATCTGGTGGGACTGATCGTCAAATCGTCTGGCCTGGATAACAAGTACATCCCGGCTATCGTGGGCCTGTGCGGCGGCGTTCTGGGCGTGGCGGCCCTGTATACCGGCCTCCAGGACTTCCCGGCGACGGACCCGCTGACCGCCGTTGCCGTGGGCATTGTAAGCGGTCTGGCGGCAACTGGTGTTAACCAGGCCATCAAGCAGATGAAGGAATAACAACATATTTTTGACTACAAAGGAGATTGAACTATGAACACCGAAATGCTCTATGAACTGTACGAAATCACTGAGAAGAACGACGCCCCCGATTTGGCTACCGTAGGCATGCCCATGCTCCTGAAGAAGCACCCTGAGATTACCCATGAGGAGGCCAAGGAGATGCGTGAGTTTACTGGCCGTCACGGTCAGGAGCTGGCCGCCGCCTTCCCTGACAAGGAGGCATTTGCCGCCGCCGTGGCTGCTGGCGTGGCGGAGGATGAGGCCGCCAAAGAGGAAGCGGAAAGAGAATAATAAAAAAGCACCCAATCAGGGTGCCTTTAGCTCCATATTTAGCTGTTGAATAATCAGGGCGGTCTCTAACATCCCAGTCATTTTCTCCTCACTGTCCGGCATGGAGGGAAAGTTCTCCCTGGCATTTGTCAGGATTCTGAGGGCCATTTCCCGGTCTTCGTTTGTGGCGTTGCCGGACTCGAACTTGTCTGCTAGTGCAGAAAATTCCTGGTTTGTGTCCACTGATAGGCTGAAAGCAGTTTCTGCCTGCCTCAAAAAGTGGCAAAGCAATTTGTAATCATGCATTTTTATCACTCCCTTATCCGCATATTACAGCACACGCCCTGATATGTCAATGGAGGAAGACCATGAGATTACGAAAACAGTATTTGACCAGAAACGACTGTTACAGGGCCGGGAGGACCATCCGACCGCAGGGGGTAATGGTACACTCGACCGGGTCTAATAACCCCTCTGTGGCCCGCTATGTGCCCGGAGATGATGTAATTGGTCGGAATCAGTACGGGAATGATTGGGACAGGCCCGGACTGGAAAAGTGCGCCCACGCCTTTGTAGGCAGATTTGCCGACGGATCGGTGGGGACAGTACAGACCCTTCCATGGAATCGCCGTGGCTGGCACTGTGGCCGAGGGAAGAACGGCAGCGCAAATGATACACATATCTCCTTTGAGATCTGTGAGGACGGCCTAACGGATGCCAGCTATTTTAAAGCGGTGTACCAGGAGGCCGTGGAGCTGACAGCCTATCTCTGCAAGGAGTATAACCTGGACCCGTTGGCTGACGGAGTGGTAATCTGCCATCAGGAGGGCTACCGCAGAGGGATCGCCAGTAACCACGGGGATGTCCTTCACTGGTTCCCTAAATTCGGCAAGACCATGGATGATTTCCGGGCGGATGTGGCCCGATGGATGGAAGGAGAGGATGAGACTGTGACCTACGAGCAGTGGAAGGAGTACATGGACCGCTATCTGGCCGAGCGAGCGGAGCTGCCGGCCAGTATGCCGAAGCTGTTTGCAGAGGCCAACGAGCTTGGCCTGACAGATGGGACCCGACCTATGGCATTTGTCACTCGTGAGGAGAGTGCCGTCATGGCAAGGGCGGCGGCGTTGAAGTAAGGAAAGGACGTGGAGCATGAGCGCAAGAGTAAAGCTACCGGAATCGCTTGACAAGCTCTTGCGCTCTCAACTGGAGGAGGCCATCCACGAGGCCGCACTCCACCGGGACGATGAACTGATCGCCAGACGATATCTTATTGACAAATGGTGTCAAATGGATATTGCGGCGGAGCTGGGATGGCGCAGGGCCACGGTGGGAGACCACCTTAAACATATTTTGGAACGGGTGAAAAATGTATCCGCCAAGCTCTACACAAACCGTACATAAAACGTACACAACCCCGACTGGGACCGTACCCAGCCGGGGAATTTTTATGCGACAATATAGACATGGAGGACGTGGGGAACAAGGGCTGTACACGTCGCAGTCCTCCTCACGGACTCCTTATTTTTATACAAAGGACGTGTGATATATGACCCCGGTAGAGAGATTGATTGCCGCCGGTATCCGGCCGGATTGCGCCAGGGAAACCATTATGTGGTTTCGGGCACAGGGGGATGATTATGGTTTGGAAAAGTATCTAAATGAGGTGGAAAGCCGCCATGCGAACAACGGAGAGGTATTCATGGCACAACGAAAATCCTTACAACAGGAATGTGGGGGACTGCACGGTTAGAGCGATTTCCACCGCTTTGGACCAGACCTGGGACACCACCTACATCGGCCTGTGCCTGGAAGGGTATCTCCTGAAAGATATGCCAAGCTCCAACGAGGTGTGGAGGAGCTATCTCAGCCGGTATGGTCTGGAGCGAAGACCGGCTCCGCCTCACACAACGGTGAACGAGTTTGCCAGGACCCATAGAAGCGGTGTGTACCTTCTCGGCCTGAACTCCCATGTGGTCTGTATTATCGACGGGACAATTCTGGACACCTGGGATTCCGGGGAAAAAGAAGTTTTGTACTATTGGAAAGGATGATGTGATATGGCCTATACACCTTACTATCCGGGCTATCAGCCCATGTACTACCAGCCACCCATGCCGGACCAGCTTGCGCAGCTCCGTGGGTCTCAGTTTCAGCCCGCGCAGCAACCGCAGCAAGCCCAACCTTCCATTGTCTGGGTGCAGAACGAAATGGAGGCAGCTAACTATCTAGTTGCGCCAAACTCCGCTGTAACGTTATGGGACAGCAATGCCCCTGTTGTGTATCTGAAGCAGGCGGACGCAAGCGGCAAGCCCAGCATGAAAACCTATGACCTCGTAGAACGCACGCAGAGATCCGCACAGGCTCCGGCGGCCCCGTCTATTGAGTATGCCACTAAGCAGGACCTAGAGGCTTTAGCGGCCCGTGTAGAGGTTCTTACAGCGAAGAAACAGACTACTAAAAAGACGGATACAAAGGAGGATGTGGAATGAATCCCTTTTTCAACGCAATGGGCGGCAACCGTCAGCCCAACATGATGCAGCAGTTTCAGTCCTTCATGCAGCAGATGCGGGGTAAGGACCCCAACGCCATGATACAAGAGATGGTATCATCTGGCCGCATTTCCCAAGATCAGCTTAACCAGGTCCAGAAACAAGCCCAGCAGATGTCTGGCATGTTTGAGGGGATGCGAGGGATGTTTGGCAAATAACTTCAATCAAAATCCGTGGCCACGGTTTTGAAAATAAATTTACAAAGGAGATAACACAATGAGTCTTTCTTCTGACGGCGCTGTAATGACCATGCCCGTGCAGCCTGCCTATCAGGGCGGGAATGGCGGTTTCGGCGGCTGGGGAGGCGATTGGGCCTCCTGGATCATCCTGTTCCTGATCTTCGGTATGTTCGGTTGGGGCGGCTATGGCGGCGGCTGGGGTGGTAACTCCGGCAATGGCCTGGGCTCTCCCTCCGGTCAGGGCTGGGCTACTAGAGCCGACATCAACGAGGGCTTTGCGCTGAACGGTCTCCAGACCGGCCAGAGCGGTATCCTCTCCGCCGTAACCAACGGCTTCCACGGTGTTGACAACGCTATCTGCAATCTGGGGTATCAGCTTCAGGACTGTTGCTGCCAGACCCAGCGGGCAGTGGACGGCGTGAATTATAACCTGTCCACCCAGGGTGCGGCTACCCAGGCGGCAATCCAAGGCGTCCGCTACGACATGGCTACCCAGGCTTGCGATACCCGGAATACCATCCAGAACAGCACCAGGGACATCATCGATAACCAGAACTCCAACAGTCGTGCGATCCTGGACTTTTTGACTCAGGACAAGATCGCTACTCTGACGGCTGAAAACCAGAGCCTGAAGTTCCAGGCTTCCCAAGCGGCGCAGAACGCTTTCTTCACCGCCAATCAGGAGGCCCAGACCGCTGAACTGATCCGCCGCATCAACCCCATGCCTGTTCCGGCCTATCAGGTGCCCAATCCTTATGCTGGTTGTGGGTGTAATCCCTGCGGCGGTTGCTGCTAAAACCCAATATATCAACTGTCCGATAAATTCGGACTGTTCGGCCCCGTGCCGATCTTGAGACAAGCGCGGCGGGGCAATAGCCTCGCCGCTAATCTTTTTGAAAGGAATGATTTTTTTGGCCGAGTACACAAATAGCGCAATCGTAACCGTTGCCGCTGGTCAGAACGTGCCCTTTACCGAGGAGGCCAACACGAGCAAGCCCTGCATCGTACACCGGGAGGGTGCTGGACTGGTGACTCTTCGTGGGCTTACGAACCAGTGTCGGGCGAAATTCAAGGTCTCCTTTGGCGCCAATATCGCCATCCCTGACGGCGGGACCGTGGAGGCCATCACTGCGGCAATCTCCATCAATGGTGAGGCACTGACCGCATCCACCGCCACTGTTACCCCTGCCGCTGTGGAGAATTTCTTTAATATCTATGTCTCCGCTGTGGTAGATGTCCCCCGTGGCTGCTGTGTCACTGTTGCCGCAAAAAACACCAGTACACAGCCTATTTTAGTAGCCAACAGTAACTTCATTGTTGAGCGTGTAGCCTGAAAGGAGAGGATACTATGAAAGCACTATACGAGCTGAAGGATAAGCTTCAGGACGAACTGGACGAGATTGCCCGCAAGCCTGAAATGTCTGCTGGTGATCTGGAGACCGTCCACAAGCTGACTGATACCATCAAGAACATCGATAAAATCTGCGCTCTGGAGGAGGACGGCGGCTACTCTGAGGCGGGCGACTGGGAGGGACGCGGCTCCTATAATCGTGGCTCCAGCTATGCTAACCGTGGTAAGCACTATGTCCGAGGACACTATAGCCGGGACGGTTATAGCAACCGTGGTGACTATAGCAGAGATGGAGGGTATAGCCGCCACGATGCCAAGGAGGCTATGATAGAGCAGGCCCGTGAGATGATGGAAAATGCCACTACTGACCGAGAGCGTGAAGCGATCCGCCGTTTTATGAGCGAGCTGGGCCGGGACTGATAGGGGGTGTCCCCCATGCTTGACCGCAAGGAGATAGATATTGAAATTGCTCGTCTGGAATACGGAGAATCCAGCTACCCAGCATACCAAAAGTTAGCAAATCTATACACGATCAGGGACCGTATGGACCGGCAAGAACGTCCGGCGACATATGAGACATCTTACTCCACTGCACCAGCAGTTGCCGAGGAATACACGGTAGTTGATGACTACGGGGACAGCGATTTTTTGCGTAGCGTGTATGGCAGGGATCAGAGGGCGGCATGGGCCGTTATGGATGATCTGATGGACACGCTCCACACAGTCAACCCACGGGTGTATGAGGGTGTCATGAGGAAAATTCGGTCTCTCTAAACTAGTCCGCCCCCCCTTTATGGGGGGCGGATTTGTTACTAACGCATGATTTTGTGTGATATAATGTAGCGAAAAAAGTTGACAAAAACGAGCACTTATAAATCAGAAGATAACTTTTGCTCTCGATATATAAAGATAATTGATTAAAAATTTAATAAGCACATAAAGTCTATAAGAACGTGGTCATACGGTGGCGCTGTACTTGGAAATCCAAAATATGAAAGAGCCGCATTTTGTAAAAATTGCGGGTCCCCTTATCCGTGGACAAAATCCGCCATGGATGCCGTTGCTGAATTACTTGAGGAAGAAGAGCAACTTGACGATCTACAACGTAGCAAACTGACTGCTTCACTTTCAGACATTGTTTCAGAAACTCCAAAAACACAAGTCGCAGTAGTTCGTTTCAAAAAAGCCTTGCTCTCCGTCGGGCAATTCACAGCAGAAGGTCTGCGCCAATTCGCTATTGATTTCGGATGTGAGCTTGCAAAAAGTCAATTAGGTCTTTGACTTCTCCACCACAAAGAGCCTGTAACCGGGGCACTTCTCCTGCCCGCAGTTATATGGCTCTTTTTTTATCCAGCAGTCGCACACTTCTTTTAGCTTTGTACCGCAGGACTTGCAGAAGTTCGCACGATCCGGATTTTTGGCCCGACATGATGGGCATTCCATCCCTCTCACCCCCTCCCCCTATTCACTGTCCCGTTTTATTGGACAGATTCTTTGCTACCATCTTCTGCAAGAAGGTCGTCTACGGTGACGCCAAAATAGTCGGCGACCTTTTTTATGTGTTCAATTTTTGGGCTGTTCCCGTCTTTCCAATTTGTAATCGTAGAAATATGAACCCCAACTTCTTTTGCTAATTTGTACGAACTGATGCCACGCTTTTGCATCAAATCACACAAATTTGTTGCGTAGCTCATTTTTTCACCTCCAAATCCTTTACATTTTTAGTCTAATGTGCTAGACTGTATTTAGTTCTCCCCAGAACAATTATTCTATCTATCGCATTAAACTCTCCGCATGATGGGCATTTATCAATCATTTCCGCTCCGCATTTTTCACAAAATTCTTTTCCATCTATCGGAGCCCTTGTGATAAGTACATGCCCGTTTGTGCAGATATGGGCGCATCTATCCATAAAATCACCTCCCTTCTCCACCAGTATACCACGACAGGAAACGGAGGTAAATATGAAGGAAGCGGCAATAAAACGATCAGAAAGGAGGAAACCATGAAGAAACGAGAAACCTCACCAATCAGCGAAGAAGAGATTTTATCACACGCCAATGTTCCGGCCTATTTGGCGGCCCAGTTCATCGGGTGGTCCACGCCTACCCTGTACCGAGCACTCCAGGAGCAGAGGGCACCATTCGGATTCGGGGTACAGAATCAGGAAACTGGAAGCTGGGCCTATAACATCTCGCCGGGGCTTCTGGTGAAGTACAAACGGGGTGACCTGCCTACTTACAAGCTTCGGGAGGTTGAGGAGCTGGCGGTGGATGGGATTGAGCGAATCGTAAACGAAAGACTATCCGGCTTACAGACTATTTTGAGTGCGGCTTTGTCAGCAACAAAATAATTGCCCCCACCCGTGGTAGCGCACGGATGAGGGCGGAAGAACAGGACAAGTCCTTGTACCTTGTATTTTAGCATGGTGCGGGACGGAATACAAGGAGGAAAAAGTTATGAAGTATGAAGAATATCGGTCTATGCTGGACGGGCTCGGCTATCGGATGAGGGAAGTTGTGCTAAAAGATGTGGCCAACGACCCGGAGTTAAATATAGAGCAAAAAGTTTCATTGGCCAAATTGCAATACTGATTATTGGTTGGAGTATGCAGTAATTTAGAAAGGAAATATGTAATTATGACAATTGGATCGTGGGTAGCCGTTATTATCATTGGCGCTACAGGTTTATCTATTGCGGGGTTTCTGCTATGGGGAGCAATAGCGACCGATAAAAAATACGAAAAGGGTTTGAAAATCGGACTCTCGATTGCGACAGCGGTAGCAGTTCTGGTTACTGCGCTGATTTGTGGTTTTTACATTTGGTATCGGTTTAATTCTGAGAGCGGGCGCAGGGCCTTGAAAGACCAGCAGAGCAATTTGTCTGGTGGAATTGATCGGACAGTATCTGTTTATGACGTAAATGGTCAACTTATCAAAGAATATTCTGGGAAGTTTGATATTGAAACAGATCGTGAGAGTTACATTCTGTTTGATGATGAGGACGGGAACCGTCACATGATTTATTACACAACTGGAACAATCATTGTGGACGAAAAATAAAAACGCCCCGCCAGGTGTCGTTACCACCTGACGAGGCTGGCAAACCTAACTAAGCAGACCAATTAGGCTTGATGGATATATCATACTAGAACATCTGTTCTCTGTCAAGCCGGAAAGGAAAATTTTATGAAAAAAACACTTGACGAGAACGACAGCATTAAGGACCTTGGGACGCAGAGCCGGAATTCCCGGATGCACATGAACAATCTGGAACGAGATCATTACGGAGTTGATGTGCCGGAACTGCTTAAAACAGTTCGGAATTTAGCTGAGGTCGTGGCGAGAATCCTGGACCGGGAGGAGAGAAATGAAAACTCCAAATGAGACAGTCCGCCGTATCACCCAGCGGGCTATGGAGCGGCACCGGCTGTCGCAAAGGGGCCTTGCCCATGAGATCGGGTGCGGCGATGGCTCTATTGCAAAGCTCCTGGACGAGCAGGAGGTACGCCTTACTCAGGAGCAGTGGTTCTATTTGATGACACTGGGAGGAATCAGAATTGTTTGAGTTTTTATCCGTGGTGTGCATGGTGTGCATCGTGATCTGTACCGCCCTCGCTGTGGCGGAATTTATAGAAAAGAGGCGGAAAAAGTGAAGTACATTGAGGACGGACGCTCTCTGGTGGAGCGAAACCACGACGCCAGAGAATATTGCTATCAGTGCCGCCGGGAGCGTGAGGCACGCATGAACCGCATTGTGAGGCGGTGCCTGGTGGTATCTAGCATGATCTTTATGTGCTCCCTGCTGGTGGGGTGGGCTCTGTGAGAGATATGGACTTGGAGCACCCTGATATCACCGCCACACTGCGGACGGGGTATCCGTCATGGATCAAAGAAAAAAACCAAGATGCACCAGAGATACTAAAAGAGTATGCCGACGAATACAGCGAAGAGATCATTAAGTGGCTGCTAGCTGGCTATCCAGATACGATAAGAGAATTTTCAGATTATGCAAAGTTTTATAATGCTAAAACCTTAGAAGATTGGCTGAATTAGGAGGCAGTATGAACATATATGAGAAGCTTGCGGCGATCACCAGCGAGCTAAACGCCGTAGCAAAGAATCTGATGGTAGGGGAGGGGCGAAGCTCCTATAAGGCGGTGAGTGAGGCGGATGTTCTGGCCGCCGTAAAACCTCTGGAGCAGAAGTACAAGGTGTACAGCTATCCTCTGTCCAGAAAGGTGATAGACAGCGATATTATTACCACTAAGAAGGTATACAACGGCCAAGAGAGCGAAATATCGAAGTTTTTTATGCGGGTAGAAACAGTATATCGGTTTGTCAACACGGAGGACCCGGCTGACTATGTAGATATCACCACTTACGGAGACGGGGTGGACAGCAATGATAAGGCCCCAGGGAAGGCCATGACCTATGGAGATAAATATGCCCTTCTCAAAGCATACAAGATCATTACCGGGGACGATCCGGACCAGAACAGGAGTGACGAGGGAAAGGTTACCAGAGATGGGTACAACGTTGAACCAGGCAAGCCCGGAGAGCGTGTCCCTCCTGTAGGAGATACCCCTATCAAATGTCAGCGGTGCGGTATGCTGATCCCTGATTTCTGGGATGGACAGGAGCTGATCAAGGCGGAGACGATTGCGGAACGGGCCAAAGCCAGGTATGGGGAGCCACTTTGTATCAAGTGCGGGAAGAAGGCGGCGAAATGAATCTAACCTTCACACAGTCGAAAATCTCAATGGAGGACGGCCTGTGGCTGTGCCTGAAGGTGAACGAAACCGCCCCGGCCAGGGAGTTTGTGCTAAAGAAACAGAACAAATTATATGACTGTAAGATCAAGCAGCACCGGGACAAGCGGAGCATGAACGCAAATGACTACTGCTGGGTGCTGCTGGACAAAATGGCTGACGCACTTCACACAACAAAGGAAGAACTCTACATACAAAAGGTACGGGAAGTCGGACCGTTTAAGGATTTTACCCTGACGGAGGATGAAGCAAATACATTCCGTGTGGCATGGGAACTGCTTGGGACAGGGTGGCCTACGGAACAGGTTGGCTATGACAAGGACGGCGACAGGCTGGTTATCAGGGCCTATTACGGCTCCAGCAGATACAACACCAGGCAAATGTCCCGGCTCATTGACAGCATCGTGCAAGACTGCAAGGACCTTGGCATTGAGACATTGCCGCCTGAGAAGCTGGCGGCCATGAAGGAGGAGTGGGGCCGTGCATAAACAGACCAAACAAACAGCCATATCGGCCCGTGTCAAGGCCGCTGTGGCCGCGCGGGACTGCACCCAAGGTCCCGCCACCTGCATCCTCTGCGGCGCTCCGGGAGGCCCCCACTGTCATGTGGTGCGCCGCTCCCAGGGCGGCATGGGGGTGGTGGAGAACATCGTTACCCTGTGCGGCCCCTGCCACTACG